TCATACCTACCGATAACGCATATGCCGTGGCACCAGCTGTGACTGTAAGGCGGCTAGTAGCTCCAGCAACCGGTGAAGCCATCGTAACCGTACAGGCCGCCGTCGCTGCAACCATCGAAAGTATGGCTGAGTTTCCACTTGTCAAAGTCCATGCTGCAGCATTTGAGGATAGGGTGAGAGTCTGTACAGTATTTGCAAGGGAACGTGCAGATACTGCTCCGGTAAATGCCGCCGCCGCCAAGGCTGCTCGGCTCGTATCTACAGGATGCACGTGGTCTGCTCGTGCCGCCGACTGCAACGATCCAACCGCCTGAGTCCCGTTAATCTTAATGTTTGATGCGGTAGATTCAAGCCCGATAGGAACCTGGCCAAACGTAATCGCAGTGGTACCAACAGTAATTGCGGAGGCATTTGTGCAGACGAACTCATAGCCCATCTTATTAACCGTACCGTCGGCAATGACCAGCACTAGCCGCTGCCTTATCTCAGTATCCGTATCCATTCCAAGAGTGCGCGTCCACGCACCCGCAAGCACAGTATATACACCATTCTGCGATGCTGTGGTCTGTGCTTTAAGTAAAACAAAATTTCCAGCAATGAGAGCAACCCCGTCAATGGTCTGAGGACCACTGAGGGTTGCCACGTTTGCTGTTGATGCGGCCTGCACTGAAATGTCAGGAATAAAGGTTTCACCTTCAATCGACGAACCTACTTTTCCGTTCATCTGCACTTGTAACTTTCCCAGCGCAACAAGCACAGTATCAGTTGCCGTTATGGCCCCGCCAGTTGCAAATGAGATGCCGGTGAGTACAGCTTTCCTCACCGCATCAAAAATGCGTCCAGTTAAATCGCTGAGAAAGTCCATGACTTATCCTACAATGGTTACGCGCAAGGAATTGAGCGCAGGTGCAACGACGAATGTGAATGTGGCTGTCGTGGAGGTGGACGCGACCATATCGCAGTAGACAATTGAATTATCCGCCACCAACCGCACAGAAGGCACAATATCCTGAGTACCCAGGCCATGGGTAACGACAATCGAGGTTGCCACGCCATCACCAATGTTCGCGGCATACTTGCCCTGCAAGGTTCCTGTATCGGTAATGACGAGATCTTGGCCGACCAAGGTGATCGTGATCTTGCCATTCGCCGATTTGATTGCGCGGAAGTTGAAGGTATTGCCTGTGGTATTGTCCAGGACAGCAACGCCGGTAGCTCCTGCTGCAGTACCCGCCTTCCATGCTCCTGGACCAGAGGTCTGGGTGAATGCGATCGCTGTCGTGCCGAGCGTTCCGCCTGCGTCGGAAATACAGGTCCAGCCACAGTCGGCATTGGTCGTTCCGACTTCGGAGAAGAAGAAGCTCGACGGGATTTCCGTCCATACATTAAAATCGGTGGCACGGGTCAACACGAAGTAGACTGAAGCGGTTCCAAGGGTTGTAACGGTATAGACGCCGTTATTGGCTGCAGTAGCTTCGTTCTTGACGAGAATACGGTCACCGAGGGCGGCATTGATGCCGTCGACGCTCAATACGCCAAAGATTGTTGCTGTAATTACATTGGCGGCATAAGCATTGGCAGGTAGGGCTATCGCTGTTGCGAGGCGAACAGAATCCTTTGGCTTCTGGCCCATGGCATGCGCATCGACATAGGACTTAGTTGCAATGTCCGCATTCGCGACCGGATCCACAGCTTGCGCGCGGCCTGCGGAATCACGTTTCATCAGAGTCGATACCGTAGCCGTCGGTACCGCATTGGCAAGCAGAGCTTTATCCGCAGCACTCATGAAGCCGTCAGCACCAGTCGTAGCCTGCCCTGGTAGCGCATGCTTATGGTCGATGCGGGCAACTTCGAGTGAGGAGCCTGCAGCAGCGGCCTGCGCAACGGTCTCGGTAGTTGGAACCGTCGCGCCCAAATGAGGGACGATACGCAAGACTGCGCCATCCCAAAATACGGGATGCTTGATGCCTGCTGTAGGATCGTACCAGAATAAGCCTTCTACTGGCGTACCCGGTGCGCCAGCAAGTTGCTGGAGGCGGAGATTCAGGATCTCCAGATTGTTCATATCGATGTTACTTAATTCTTTTGAAGCCATTTTGATCTCCTTAGGATAGGTAGGCTATGCCGGATATGGATACGGCGAGGTTGATTGTTACTGTATTATCATTGACATATTTCTTTTCGCAGCCGACCTCGGAACCGTCTTCCAGCGATACAGTAATATGGGGCCGATACCCTAAATTATGGTTGATCACCCAGATGTCTGCCGGGGTAGTTTGCGTGTGGGTATATCCTCGTTTTGCAAATTCACGAATCTTAACCCTGTATGTACCGACATCCCCGATCGCTACCGGGATTTCTCCGAGGCCTTCAACGTCAGAGAACTCCATTGGATCGAGTTCTGAAATTTTGGTCTCGCTCATAACGTCTCCAATATGATTATCCGGCCATCTTCAGTCGTCAGCTGGTCGCCATTCTCTGTCAGTAACGGGTTGCCCGTAATCCCGAAGATCCAGCGTATCAGGGTAAACGGAATGATGTTGTCCTCGAAAGCTTTTACCAAGGGCGCACACGCAGCCTCGGCAAATGCGATCCGCACGCCCCAGGTATATTGTTCGTCTTTCCCATAAACAGGGAACCCCGACCGGCTCACGCCAGCACGGAATAGCCTTGGTGGATGCACGATCTGGACGTGATATCCCATGGATGCCGCCAGCGCAATATAGTGGTGCTCGGCAATGCCTGAATCAGCGTTGATTGCGGCGAGAAGAGCCTGCCGACGTTCGGTAAGGCTGCCCGTGCCATCGAGTTCATACAGGGCCTCCCAACGGGGCAACGAGGTGGTTGCCTGGTCGGGAAATGATTCATTATGCACGGCATCCATATACCCCATGCACCGGTCAAGCTCTATGGCGACCGCATTCTGCTCTGCGTCCATTTCCAGAGGATAGAGCTGCGCAAGGGCCTTGGAGTGCGGACTGGTGGCCAAGATCATAGCATCTCCACTGTGCCAAGCACGAATAGCTCGGTGGAGCCTGCCTGGATAATATCGGAGACCACGCTATAGATGCCGCCGTTGCGGGAAAGACTGACCACCGCATTGACCGCGCCATACTTGATCGCGAACACGGTAATCTGCGCAGGGATAAAGATAGAGCCTGCGTCCATCGCGGCAAAATACTGCCGCACTTCTGTACGGAACGACGCGACCGAAAGTAATGTTCCCGTTACGGCAACCTTTAGCGATATCGTCGTGATGGCAGGAACCGAAACCCAAAGTTCACGGGGAGCAACAGGGCCTTCATAATCTTGGTGCGCCCGGACTGCTTCGCACATCCGCATGCTCAAGGAGGCAGGCGCAAGTACGGTCATCAAGGTTCCTGCACCATAAAAGTTTTTCAGAACCGTTGCAGATGTCGGCTGTTCGGATTCCGCATTGTTGAAGTAGAGTTCCATGCCATACGCCGTGAACGCATGATAGGCTGGAACAGCATAGGAAGACAACTGTGACAGCTCGGCCAATTCCAATTTCCAGAATCTGGCTGACGTTGGGTAAAATTCAAGCATCGACCACCAGAAGGAAGCCGTAAGAGATCCGTGCGAAACCCAAGGCCCACCGACATTGTCAGCATGGCTCACGAGGAACCGCGCCGTGCGGCTGGTGTGGGTGCCAATTCCAACCCCGAATATTGCCTGGGCGCTGCCTAGGTCGATCACCAGGGACTTGCCTTCATCCCCTGCAGTTGCTGAAAATCCAATGGTATCCGTATGCGGGTTTGTCAGGTTGAATGCTGAAAAACCAGAGAAGCTACCTTCCAGCATGGAGGCCTGCAGGGAAAAGGCCTTTCCGTCGCTTTTTGTCTCAAGGGCCCAGCGTTCAAAGTCCCCAGTCTTGCCGCCCGATACCGGATTACGCAGACGGGCGAGCAGAACGGAAAGAATTTCCGACGGAGTCAGCCCGACAACGGAGATGCCCTTGCTTGCCGCATCCTTCTCGAGGCTTGCCTGGGCCATGCTGGTGAGGAAAATTTGGTCGAGCGTCCAGTCCGTCTGCTTGTAGAGACCCCAGACTGCACTAGCCGCAGAGGCGAACCGCAGATAGGTATCTGTTCCCTTCGATACGTTGATGTCCGGGTTGATCCCCTTCGCCTCGGTGATCATCCGCTGGAGGATTGCATCGACGCTATTATTGGACATCGGAGACCTCTACGAACCGGCTAAACGAAACCGAACTTCCTGTTTTGGCAAAAACCTCCACGGATACATAAATGCGGCCATCGCCCACATCGGACGAAACGGCCTGCATGCTATCCGCGTGGCCTAAGTCGAGCATCCATTGCAGAGCTTCCAACGCATATGTCCGCGCGCGGCGGACAACCGGATCCGAACAGACCTCGCGTGCTAGTTCCTTAAAACGGTGACCAAACTCAGGGCGCTTGTATAGCGATCCCTTTGATACCGTCATGGACAATTCAACTTCTTCTTTCAGCTGCACAAGGGTCATTGCAAAAACTCCGGAAAGGTCATGGGGCTCGGCGGGACGGTCGGCATCGTTTCGGTTATGGCGATAGATGCGGTTTTCAATAGGTCTTCAATGGCCTTAAATAGACGTTTGTAGGGTTTGTCAAAATCAGAGGTTGTTACCTGTGCCGTAACAACTGCGGTCATTGCAGGGACTAGTGCGGCAAAGGTCGGAAGCACCGAGACAACGACCGTCCCTTCATGGGATGCGGTGCCCATAATTGGGAGTGCTTGCCAGTAAGCGCAGACTCCTGCCGCCATCCGGGCGATGCTTGCAGGCGTATTGTCGGTCGTGAATGCGGCTTCGAGCACGGAAACGTTGCCGCCAGCCGAGCAGTCCGCACCAGGGATCGTAGCATCCTTGGCATAGGCATCATAGGCTTTAGCCAGATCTGGAGCAACTGGGGTTTTCCCTGTTGCGGCTCCAACGATGCGCGAAAATTCAGCGTCAAGGACATCAAGGTCAAGCACCTGCGCCTCCGATATCTTGCCCAGCGGGCGTTGGAGGGCTCGTTGGAGCTCCCAGATTGCCTACATGCATATGGGCGTTGTACTTTGTCCGTAAAGCCGAAAGAGCGCCAACGGAATCACTCACGTCGCCTTTCACAACGAGGTCTCCCGTGATCTCTACTCCTTTCGGAGCCTTGATCTCTATTGAGCCATCGGGATGGACGATCATGTAGCAAGACTTCGAGGCATGGATGGCGCGTTCGCCCTCCAACAGCTCAGGACGGTCATCGCAGTCGGAGGCAATACCGAGCACCACGTTTCCAAGGCGGAGGAACGTGATGCGGTCTCCAGCCTTTGGTACCGAACTGAATCCGCTCTGCTGCATGAGCTGACGGTTCTGCACCGATACGCCGCCAGCCTCGGCATTCACCATGCGAAGCTTTCCCTTCAAATCTTTGCACGAAGTCACGATAGAGGTGAAGAAACTCATCATAGCAGAATCCCTCCGGCCTGTTGCCGTATCTTGGTGCGAGGGCCTTCTTCTTTGGAAAGGGTAAACTCCCGCGAAACGATCAGGAATACACCTGACGCTTCATTGGACTCATCGTCAACTTTGCAGAATACGTTCATGGACCAGTTCTTTCCATTCTGGGCATGGCCTGGGACTGTGTATTCAAGTTCAAGCGCCTTTGCGTCTTCGGCGGACAGGCGAAGTTTTGCCGTACGCGAAGCAAGGCCTTCTTCCTCGTTCCATGAAACTACGAGAGGCCGCTTGAACGGAAATTTTTTGGCTGACAGCTTTGCGGCAACGTGGGAGATTGAGCCTTCATCATCCTGGCTTTCGCCCATGATAAGGATCTCTGAATGACGATCCTCTATGGAATCCACCACGGAACCTTCGATATAGTTTGTCTCTGCTGTTTTCCCGATGATCCGAAAAACAGGAGAACCCGTAATTGCGGGCTTATCGATAATGAAGGTACCATCGGCGGCAGCCCAGAAAAGGAATCCTTGCGAGTTCGCGGCCTTCTTCAACACATCAAAAACGGTATCACCTGGCTTCGCCTGTACAAAGTCCCGTTTCAGTTTCGCCTTGTCGGATCCACCCTTGAACAGGAAATTTTTGGTGCCGATGAACGGAAGGCCTTTCACGAGGTGTGCGACCAGCTTCGGCAGGTTCGTGGGCATCGATGTCCTGAAATTGGTCACGAAGGAATCAGCGAGAACGGAACATAGGGAGCGTCCCGTTACCGTCCTTGTGCTGCCGGCACGGCTTGTCTTGCGCGTCACCTTGTCCACGAGGCCAGTCATCTCAAGCGATCCATTCACCCAGATCTGCGCGGTATTTCCTGCCTTCGTCTTGATGGTCGCCGTTGTATCAAACTCAAAGGAACCCTCGGGCGCATAAAGATCGCCGGATACCGTATAGCGGATCCACTTGCTGATCTTTTCTCCGCAAACGCGCAGCTCCATCACATCATGAGGCATAGATAAGCACCTCCCCTTCCATGAAGGTGGGGTTCTTTACGCCATTGAGGGCGGCCACTCGGTCGGCCGCTTTGTAATCAAGGCCCTTCGACGCGCACAGGACATGCAAGGGCATTGGATTTGTCAGGGATACTGTGCTCGTGGTCATGTACTGAAGCTTGACGCTCCGGACGCTTTCCATCAGATCGGCGGCCATCTTTTTGATGGAGTCGGGAGCAAGCGAAGTTCCTAGGTTCTCCTGGATCATGGCACGCACAAGCGCCAGCATGTCCTCAAGCTCGGCGGGCGTCAACAGATAAACCGGCTGTGGCTCAGCCAGAAGACGGCCGTCGCCATCCTCCAATTGAATTTTTTCGGCGGCGATGGAAGCGGACAGCGAAGCCTCGTCCTGTGCAACAAGACGGGCTGCTTCGCGGGAAACCGTTGCGCAGGCTATAGTCGTATAGCCATCACGCACCACTGGTGGCGAATCAGCCACGACCGCTTTGGATGTTATTAAATCCGTGATGAGTGCTGCAATAACCGACTTGGAGCTGCTACGGGTATTTTCATTGCTATTGCGCGGATCCACCTTGCGGGCAAGCGTAGTATAGGCTTCGGCACACTCCTGCAATTGTTTTGTGAGCGTGCCCGACAACGTCGAGGTATAATCAATGACGGCACTGATGGCATCCGCTGGAGCCTCGATCTGGGAAAGGACGCCACCAATCTTGCCCATCGTACTTTGGCAGCCTAGGGCAAAGCTACGGGCGACAGCACCCATTGCGCCCCATTTGTCCAGCAACGACCAATCTGACCCTTCCACATCAGGGACACCCTGCTTCTGCATTTCCTCCGCAATCTTCTCGGCGACTTGACCGTTAATGGCTGCAACGGACACGTCTGCGGCCCGCTTTACGTCTAGGTATGCCTGGGCTTCAGGGCGCAGGCCTGAGACTGTGAAGTCGAAGCTGAAGGACGCAAAGCGCTTACGGTTGTTGCGTTTGAAGGATGCGGTGCCGGGATATCCATGCAAGGTACCGAAGTCGGGATGGAATAATTCAACGGGTTTGGAGAAGCGCTTCAGGAACCAGTCACGGATTGCTTCGTATTCCTGGTCGAACTTTGCGCCATTGATTACGCACTCGAAGGAATACTTTTCAGGGTCCGTGCCCATGTCTTCAATATCAGCACCGTCTTGGAAGGGATATTCCGTAACGGCAAGGGCGTGCGCGATGCTTCCATCAACGCTGACGAGGTCAAGTTCCCAGGGGCCTAGTTTTGAGGTGCTCATTGGTAAGACCTCCCGCTCCATGGGATCGTACTGGCGTTGACACTACCCTTGGTCTGGGTACCGCTAGTTTGTTCGATGGTTGATGTTTTCTTTTCAGAGTCCACATAGATCTTAAATTCTTGGTTAATTGGAGTGTCTGTACTAGGGTTTTTCCCAATAGCTTTTGCCGCTGCCGAGTTCGGATTAGATGCTATTTCCTTTTTCATCTGATCCATGTAGAATGCGCGCTTCTTATTTAACTCGTCGATCTTCTTCTGATTGCTAAATAGACCTGGGATCAGGTTGGGCAAAAACGCATTCTCTGCATCCAATAGTTGAAGATTGGTATCATCAACATTTTTGCTAAACGCAGCGGCTTTCTCTCCATAGCGAGCTTTGTATCCTGGAGCCATTGCGGCCATGGCTTCTTCATTTACTTTCCGAGCCTCTTTTTTGGAACTCCACCATTCATAGATGAGCGTTCCAGCTTCAATTATCTTTTCGGTTGCCATCGCCGTAGCCATGGATAAAAGGCCCATTCCTAATGCGGATCCACCTATTTTATTTAGTCCACCGCGCATTTTTCCGAGTGCTCCGCGTGTCTTCAGCGCCTCATCAGGCAATCCGGATAAAGGATTGCGCTCCATCGCAGTCGGGTCAACATAAGACGTCATGCCGTCAGTCTTTCCCATCATGTTCCAATTGGTAACGTACACCTGTTGTACCCCACCGACACCTCCAGCGAGTTTCCCTGCAAGACTTCCTGCACCAGGCGCTCCGGCTGGTTGTGAACCAGAGATAATCCCGCGCAGGCCCGCAACGCCATCGTTGAGCCATGAACCAAGCTTAACGGCGGCAAGCGCTGTTGCTGCGGCGACAAGGGCATAGAAACCAGCAGTTGCGAGCGCTTGGTGCTCATTGAGAAACTTCAGCTTATCAGCGACAACCGCTATGGGGCCCGCTAAGTTCATCGCGAGCAACTCCTGCGCAGCGCTTTTCGCCTGCTGGATTTGCATTTTATTGGTCTTCATTACGTTGCCAAATTTCTGCTCAACGCTATTGATTTTCTCCCCATCTGGAGCAGCGTTCTTTAGGTCTTCAAAGAATTTGAAACCACCACCTTCCGCTTTATATAACTGCTGGAATTTGTCAAAAAAGCGCAAAGCCTCTGCATCGAAACCAAACTTTGTTAGCTTTTTTGTACTTCCATCAGTGTATTTCACAATCCTTTTTAGGATCGTTTCAGTGTCCTTGAGATTCCCCTTGGAATCAAAAACATCAAATCCAGTAACCTTTTTAATTCCTTTTGCATTTTGCTTAAGCGCTCTGAACGTAGCTTCGATTGCTGTCGTTGCAGCATCAGAGTTTCCAGTCTTACGGGCAACCTGCATCATCGCGCCAAAAGCGGGCAGAGTATTCTTTGTTATACCACCACCCGCAGCTGCAGAAAATAACCGTTCACCATTCTTGGCCATATCAGCAGGCGTGAACGCGCCCATGTCTCCCTGCGCAGAGAATCGCTCGTAGAGCCCACCAAGTTCGTCCTTTGCAACCCCAAAGTTGGTACCAAGCATGGCTGCAATCATTGCCATTTCACTGAATTGCGCATTAAGGCCAGTAGACGCAGTTGCGGTATCATCCAATAAGGCTACTGTAGTTTCGCCATCTCCAGTTACATCCACGAACTTACTCATACCGGTAATCAGCTCTTCTACGGATTGCCCTGTTCTTTTAGCGCTCGCGTAAACTTGGCTAGTAACATCAATAATCTTCTGGTCACTCCAATGCGCTTGGTTCCCCAATTGAACCATGGCAAGCTGGACATCATTAATCTGACTAACCGCCAACGCCATGCCGCCACCAGTCAGAGCCGCTGTCATAGGCGTAAGCATTCTGTCTGCTGAATTTTTCATAGACGCGTTGAGCCTGCCCATAACAGCACCTGCTCGACCACCAAATGTATCGACAGATGCAGAAGCCTTGCGCAGGCCTGCTTGCATGCCAGTGGGGTCTGCCCCCAGCCGGAGCATTATGCCTTCAGTCGTCTTCACCTATGATTTCCCATCCGTCAGAATCAGCATTTGATTTGCCGTATAGCCCTTTGAGAGTAAATACGATGTGCCATTGGCTCTCGGTCAGCTTATTGGCTGGGATACCGAAATACGCAGAAGCTTCCACGCTAAGCGCAAATCGGATACCTTCCCAGGAATCAGGTCCGGAGTTTTTTTTAGCATACCAAGCAAGGCTTCGTGGTCTTCTTCAGACGTTGCTGTTGCACAAGGATCGCAGAAATCGCATAATGCATTGTATTCTTTGGAAAGGAACGACAATTCATCATCGCTGACGAATGAGCGTAGCTTCTCAACAGAACTAAATAACGGAAGTCCCGTAGCTGGATCAATCAACGCCTTCCAAAGCCCATGTGCCGCTTCCTGTGCGCGATAGTCAGTCAGGTTATGGATGGACACGTCGACTTTGGCTGCATCAAATTCTTGCTGGTTCTCGAAGCGAGCCTTGCGAGTCTCTTCAGCACTCAGCAAACGTACAGCAACTCGGACGCCTGGTTTGCCTGGCCAATCGAACTCACGACGATTATCTGTACCTGAACGCATGCGCTCAAGAAGTTCTGATTCATCTTTACCTGTGCGGATGCTACTGAGTAGACCGCCGCCCATCAGCTAACCTTCCGAGCTTTTGCAATGAACTTGATTTCAAATTCATTGGCCTTCTTGCCATCCGTTTCCCGCTCGGCGACTTCCTCGACATAGCAG